TCTGGCTGCTGATATTGTTATTAGTGGCGTTAAAGCGCATTGCCTTTTATCTATTGCCCTTGAGCCGGGTAGTGGCTTCTATGGCTTTGGTATTTCACAGAGTGGAGACCATGATAAAAGGTTTATTCACTTAGATGGCATTTATGATGTTGAGGGCTTTCCTCGACCTAGTATCTGGTCATACTAATGGCTAAGGTAACTTCTGAGCTTGAGCCTATTGCAAAGCTGGCCTATGAGCTTGCTCACAAGCCGCATCTCCATGATGTGTTTGAGTCTACGCACCCCAAGGCTTATAAGGATATTATTGGCCTTTTGAACTCCCCCTTCTATCGTTGGCAGCCTTTTGGTGACCGTGAGGGTTCTGGATCAGCCCAGTTTGCCTTTCTAATGGACCATTCAAGGAACAAATGGGCTACGGCAGGTAACCGCGCTGGTAAGACGGTGGCTGGCCTTATGGAAGATGTAGGTGACTGTCTACAAATAGATCCTGTCACTAAACATTGGAGTAATAAGTATGATCATCCTCCTCATATGTGGGTTGTTTCAGACACTGAGGAGACTTCTATTAATGTTATAGAGCGGACTATCGTAGAACAGGTGCTTGGGACGGATGAATCGGGGTTCCTATGGAACTTTATTGATGACAAATGCCAGTATACAGATAAGAATGGGTGGTCTGATCATCAGATTCGCTTTACTAATGGCTCTTGGATACAGGTTAAGTTCTCCACACAGAAAAGAAACACCTTCCAAGGTGTACGATTAGACAAGGTTCACCACGATGAAGTGCAGCCTAGGGATGTTTATGGTGAGTGTGTTGCTCGTTTAGCGGATACTAACGGCTATTTTATGGGCACAATGACTCCAATCTATGATGAAAAGGCAGGTAAGGGCATCCCTTGGATCTATGAAGACCTTTATTTAGTGCGCGATAGCAAAGAAATAAGCTTTCACCAGTGGTCTATGCTTGAAAATCCGCATATACCGCAAGCTTCTAAAGATAGATTGTTAAGTCAGTGGGATGAAGACGAGGTAGATGCGCGTGTTTATGGTATGTTTGTTCCGATTGGTGTTAAGTTAGCTTTCCCCACTAAGCTTATTCGCACATTTAAACAAGATATTGTTGATCCAGAAGAGAAATCGCAGTTAATGTATGATGAAGAAGGCAATATTATCCTTGAGGCAGCATAATGGCATATGATTTAAGGATCTGGTCTAAGCCTATTCCCTCTGAGAGTTATGTTATTGGCGGTGACCCTGCCGAGGGGCTTGAGCATGGCGATGACTCCGTGCTTGAAGTCTTATCGGGTAGCACTGGCGAGCAAGTAGCAGAGCTACAGGGCAAGGTTGATCCTTTCACCTTTGGTGAATTAGCGGCTATGTTGGGCACTTATTACAACAATGCGCTTATTGGGATAGAAAACAACAAAGATGGCGGTGCTAATCGCGTTTTACATGAGATGGGGTATACAAATATTTATTTTGAACAAAAAGACATGGGCGAACCCTACGACAAGCACACTATTAAGCTTGGCATCAATACTAATATTCGCAATAGGCATCGCCTTATTTCGCAAGCGCGGAGATGGATGGAAGACCGATCTGCAATACCTGTGTCGAAACATCTGGTAGGGCAGTTTGAAACCTTCGTCCTTCGTAGCACTAAATTTGAAGCTATTCCCGGTGGGCATGATGACCTCGTTATGGCTTGGGTCATTGCCATTGAAATGCTGCGAGTCCACTTGGTAATGGATGAGGCAAAGCACACCGAGCTTAAGCCATTGTGGAATGGCGTAGAGGTAGGCGATGGGTTCGGCGATGAGTTTGATGCAGAGCCTGCTAATATAATAGACAAGCACGTAGAACAAGCTAGGAGAAAAGAGCTTGATGAGCGACCGGATTACGCAGCGACAGTGGAGGCAATGGTATGAATCTGTGGGTATTCTATCCTGTATTAATTAGCTTTTTATTTGTCATTGCTTTTCTATTGCGTCAGTTGAATTATGAAAGAAAAGAAAGAGAATATTTAATTAAACAACACCAGCAATTAGCTACCGCAGTGCGCTACAATCACTTACAAGCAGAAATGGAAGGCAAGATTAGTCAGTTTAGTCCTTCACAGTGGGAGCAAGCGTCTTCGGTGGGTGACGTAGAGGGGGAAGTTTATTAACATGAATAAACCAACAGATCGTTTTATTGGAGTAGGTGGAGGAACTAATCCGAATGATTGTTCTGTAGTTACAGCTGATGGTAAGGTTATTTCAATGTCTGGCGGTGATACTGTCGGCCCTTCTGTTCATGGAAAAGGAACTCCAGATAAAAGAGAAGAGGCTAGAACTCGTATTGTAGAAGAGCATAAAAAAGAAGAAAAAGACAAGCTTCCCATAAAGCTGAATAAATGGGATGACATATTAGATCATATCAAGCCTTATGTTGTTTCAGATGCTCACTTTATTGTAGTTCCCGACCAAGAAGAAGGCACGGCTTGGTATTTTCCATCGTGCAGCACTTACTTTATAGCGTCTACTGACTGGACTGATCTCTGCGAATATGCCATGAATTGGTGGGCAGAGCGTTCTGAGCAGATGTCTTATATTAATGAAAACCTTCCAAGTCCGTATGATGACCCTGCGCTTGAGCCTTTACTGGGAATGGTTAGGCCAAAGATAGTAAAAAAATAACCCTTGACAATATAGATATAGTTTTAAACATTATACCTATACCATATATTGGGGGTATGCCGTGTTTGGAATGGAAGAAGAAGCATCGGGTAACGGAGCACCTGTTTCCTCTGTAGAGAAAAGGCCAAGAACAAAAGAAGAAGTTCTTTCTTTTGTTGAAGATTCTTGGAATTACTTGTCTCATTCTCGGTTGGGTCTTGAGCAAGAGTTTAAAGAATCTATTCATTTCTACGGCGGTGACCAGTGGGTTCGTTACATGCCCCATGCGCGTAAGTTTGTAAAGCATGCTCTGGATGAGTGGGTGCCAACGCCTGTAACTAATATTATTGTCCAGCATGTAGATCGGGCTATTGATATATTTACCTCTGGTGATATTAAGCCCATTGTAGACCCTGCTACGCAAGATCTTCCCGATGTCGATGCGGCTAGGGCAGCGCAGCGTATCCTCCATTCTGAGTTTGAACGTCTTCGCACTGAAGAAAGGCTCTTGATTCCAGCCGCTTTATGGATGGTAACCACAGGCAATGCTTTTATATCTGCTACGTGGGACGCAAAAGCTGGCAATCAATACCGGAAGCCTCGCAAGAAAATCTCTTCTATTGCAGTTCAAGATGATGTCCTTGAATGCACTAACTGCGGTGCCACTTATCCTACAGCTACAGCCTTAGAGCGTTGCCGAGAATGCAACGAGGTCTTAACTCAAGGCCAAGTTCATTCCCTTGATGACTTGGGTCGGCCTGTCTATATGGATAGGGAGGACGATGATGTGGATGAGGCGGGTCGGCCCATCTACGACGAGTATTCCTTGGGCGATTTAACAGAAAATGTTATATCTCCTTTGAATTTCTATCCCATGCCAGCGCGCTCTATGGATGAAGTTCGCTATGCAATAGAGACCGATCCTATGGACTTGGATCGTGTTAAGGCTTTGTTTGGCAAGAAAGCTCAAGATATCGTTGCAGAGAATCTTGAGCATGAAGATCATAGCGGAGGAATGCACTCTTTCTTTCAGCCAGAAAGATCCGAAACAAAAGATCATGTCCTTGTTAAGTTCTTCCGTCATGTTCCAGATCGAAGATGGAAAAAAGGCCTTCTTATAATTGTAGCCAATGGCAAGATTTTATACGAAGGCAACCTTGATTCATGTGATAAGTTTTTGCCTTACACACACTTAAAGTATCGTAATATTCCCGGCTCTTTTTGGGGTGGCTCCTTGCTGAGAGATGTGATTCCTCTGCAAAAGCGCATTAACTCTATTGATTCCCATATAATTCAAAACCGTAAACAAATGATCTCTAACCAATGGTTAGTGCCAGAAGGTTCTGGTATTAATAAGGTAGATGGTCGTTCTGGATTGGTGCTACGGTGGACTCCTTCTACTTCTGGTGGATTTAAGCCAGAAAGAATGCAGGGTATTCCCTTACCAAACCAAGTAATACAAGAGCGCGAAATGATGAAGTCCGACATGGAGCTAGTGTCGGGCGCTAGGGAAGTCTTGTCTGGCGATGTTCCTCCCGGTCCAGAGACAGGTGCTGCTATTGAAGCAATGCAAGAACAGGCTTTTCGTAGGTTTGGACCTCTTGTAAAACTATGGCGTAGCGGTTTAGCAGAGCATGAGCGTCGAAAGCTATTAAATATTTCTAAGTATTGGAAAGAGCCTCGTATCGTTAAGATACTTGGAGAAAATAGCGAGTTAGAAAGCTTTTATTACGAAGGTGCAGATCTTATACAGGCTACGGATATGTCAGTGCGCGTTGGTATTGGTATGGACTTTTCTCAATCAGCGCATCGTCAGAAGATAATGCAAGCCGCACAGCAAGGGCTATTAGGTGACATTCGCAACCCTGCCGTGCGCGGTAAGTTGCTAGAGCAACTAGGCATTAAAGGATTTGACTCTGAGTATTCTTTAGATGCAAAGAAAGCACGTCGATACTTGGAACGGCTTAAGAATGGAGAAGAAGTTCCTCCACCGGAGCCTATTGATAATCATTCCGTCCAGTTCTCTGTATATAAAGATTATATGCTTAGTTCCGATTTTGAAGCACTGGAGGATGGAGTCAAAGATACTATTCGACAAAGAGCGCAGTTGCATCAACAGGTTATGCAGCAAGAACAACAAAAAGCAATGCAAGCTGCACAGGCGGCTAAAGGTGCGCCAAAAGGTGCAACGCAAGGAATGCAGCAAACAGGAGCAATGGGTAACCAGCCAGCACAACAAGGATGAAATACTATGCCAAAGGTAGGTGGGAAGACTTTCCCATATTCTAAGGCAGGGCAGAAAGCAGCAAAAACCTATGCAAAGTCTATGGGAAAAACAATGACTAAACGTAATCCTAAACGTAAGTCTAAATAACTAGGAGATTCCAAATGACGG